AAGATGAAATGCAATCGGGTTACTAAATCCGACAGGGCAGGAAAGAAGAAGATGGTCAAGGCTTGTTCGGGTGGTAAAGAAAAGTTAATCCACTTCGGAGCAACAGGCTATGGACACAACTACTCGGCTGCTGCAAGAAAGTCATTTCGTGCTAGGCATAAGTGTAGCACAGCTAAAGACAAGATGACTGCAAGGTATTGGGCGTGTAAGAATTTATGGGCAGGATCGGGAGGCTCTACCAAGTCATCGCCAAAAGGAAAGAAAGGGAAATATTAATTGATAATAAAAACAAACAGCTATGCCAAAGGTAGGTAAAAAGAAATTCGCTTACACTAAGAAGGGTAAGGATGCAGCAAAGAAGTATGCTAAGAAGACAGGGAAGAAAATGAAAAAGAAGTATTAGTATGCCAAAAATTACAAAGATAAAGAACCTTCGTGGCGTGGGTGATGCTATCGAAATGGTAACAAAAGCTACAGGAGTTAAGAAGGTTGTTGATGCAGTTAGCAAGGCTACAGGAAAGCCTTGTGGCTGCTCTGAAAGAAGAGATTCTTTAAATAGAAAGTTTCCGTTTTAAAAAAATAAATAGATATGTCGTATAATAAATTGCAGGGGCAGAGGGCGTTGGCTGTTGTTCCTAATAACAACTTGGATATAATACATCCATCAAATGAGCCTATATCTCAGTCGGGCACAAACTCTTCGGGGAATGTATACGACTACACCAACTTGACTGCTGCTGCTTACGATCAGGTAATTACAGGTAGCACTCGCTTTATTGTTAGTGGTGTTGAGTATAAGAACGTAGGCATTGATTGGTCGGCAGGGTATCTGCAAGTAACCTTTGGTTCTAACTTAGGACTTGTGGCTGTTACTGACTTCTATGAAACACTAGACCTAAATGAAGGTGCTGTATTGTATGTAGGCACAGGGGGTAATGTGGCAATAGAAACAATTGGTGGAGATTCAGTAACATTGACAGGTGTTATTTCGGGTAGCTTCTTGCCTGTTATGGTAAGCAAGGTAAAGTCTACAGGAACTACTGCATCTGACATAATAGCACTTTGGTAATATGCCGATAAGAGGTTCGATAATATCCATAGGTAATGTGATCATATCACAGATGCCCGATGAGTCAACTCCTCCGATAGTTGGGGTTAGTCTTATTTCAGAAAGTGGGATACAGCTAATAAACGAAGCTACCCCTACACTAAACTTAATAGCAGAATAATAATCAATTATGTCAACATTAAAGTTTTCGCAGTTTACTACACTCGCAACGGTGTCTCCAACAACAACCTTTTTTGTTGGTTATGATGGTTCAGATAACAGCAGGTTCTTAGTTAGTGCTATTCAGTTGCAAGACTTAGGTGGACAGCTTGATGCTTCTACTCAATTGATTGGAACAATAAACACAGGTGGCTCTACAAGCATTACACTTGGAACATACATCACATTCACAGGTGGAGATTTAAACTTGTCCTTTGGTCAGTATATACGTTGGGATGGTAACATAGGTATTACCATGAACAATATAAACAATATGGAGTTGAATGCAGGCTCTGTGTTGGATGTCGTTGCTACAGGTGCAGTTGATATGCCTACAGGTACAAACGCACAGAGACCTACAGGGGCGAATGGTATGCTTAGATTTAATACCGACATCAATGAGTTTGAGGGGTATAAAAGTAATGCATGGTATACTCTACCTGATGGAAACACTACCAACACATCGTTATCACTTCAAAGTACATCTCCATATACATTGACACTTACGGATAGTTCAGGAGGAACAGTAGATGTGAGTCTTCTACCTGTTGCTAACTCAGGTGTCATATCTATAGATGGAGCAGATGGGGTGGTTACATTAGTAGAAGGCACAGGCATTGAAATCACTACGGACACCAACTTCAATACCATAGAGATTGCCACTACTGTATCTAACACGACCTATCTACTAGAGTCGGCAGCAGTTGGATCAAATGTAGACATAAACTTAAACGCATCGGGTTCGGGAGTAGACAGTTCCCTTACGTTGGTGGCAGGGGGTAATGTTACCCTAACAGAAAATGCAGGAGAGATTACCATTGCTGCATCAGGAGGTGCAGCAGGAGTAACTACATTCAACACATTGAGTGGGGATGTAACTTTATCAGCAGGTTCTAATATAACCTTGACTCCTAGTGGTCAAGATATTGAAATATCTTCTACCGATACAAATACTGTGTACTCATACACAGCAGAGCAGGTGGGTAGTGATGTCAACCTAACACTCAATAACATAACGGATGCAACTACTGACTCAGTAAAAGTTGTTGCAGGAACTAACATAACTCTTACCGAGTCTAGTGACGAGATAACCATAGATGCAGCAGACACAAATACCACATACGACCTATCATCAGCACAGAGTGGTAGCGATGTGGACATTACATTAGATGCTTCCACAGGAACGGATACGGAGATAAAATTAGTTGCAGGTACAGGTATAGGACTGACAGACAATGGTTCTAATGAAATAACTATAGATGCAACTTCTTCGGGAGTGACAGAGTTGAATGGGGGTACAGGTGCATTTAGTATAGTAGGTGGTGGAGTTGACGCTAATCAGCAAATCATTGTTAACACAAACCTAAGTGTAGACCCTAGAACAATACAGATAGTTCCTGTCCAATATCAGTTGGTTTTAAATTCCACTACATTGGAGTTTAGGAATGAAGGTACAAATGCATTATTAGACTCTATAAACTTGTCTTCTATAATACCTTCTTACGAGCTTGGAGTCGCAGATACTAGCGAAGGAGCAGCACTTGAACTTTCTATAGTTGGAGGTCAGACTGTAAGTACATTAGACGTAATTGCAGGAACAGATATAGGGATTACAGGAACAACAGATGCTATTACCATAAGCTACACAGGCTCTGCCACAGGAACAGTTACTTCTGTTGATACATCTAACGGAACATTTATAGATGTGACAGGAGGTGCTATAACAACCACAGGAACAATAACAGCAGATTTGAGTGCTACAGGCACGCCTTCTGCTTCCAACTTCCTTAGAGGAGATAATTCATGGGCAGTACCACCAAACGATAACGACAACACCACATATACAATAAGTCAGGCGTTGGCAACAGATGACTTGACTATAACATTAGATGCTAGTGGCTCTGACCCTGACTCTGATATAGTTTTAAAGGCAGGCAGTAATGTAGACTTTACATCTGTCACAGGGGGTATAGAGATATCTTCAACAGATACAGATACCACATACACGCTATCCTTTGATACCAACACCGATATACTTACACTAACGGATGGAACTACACCTCAAGATGTTGACTTATCATCTCTTGCAGGTGGTGGAGGACTACAATCTTTAAATGGTTTAGGTCCTGCCGATGGTGCAGTATTTATAGCAGGAGGTACAGGCATTAGCCTTTCTGACAATGGCGATGATACGGTAACTGTATCTTGTACGGTTACTGACACAACATACTCATTAGTGTTCAATAGTGGAACTGATGTGTTGACATTGACACCAAGTACAGGTTCTCCAACCAATATCAGCTTATCAGGTCTCGTTGGGGTAAATACATTGAATGGTCTCGATGGGGATGTAACCATATCGGCAGGTACTAATGTAACTCTAACTACCGTAGGTAATGACATTGAAATCTCTGCCACAGGTGGTAGTGGTTCTGTTGGAACACTACAGGAGGTAACTGAGCAGGGCAACTCTACTACAGAGATTGTAGACTTTGACAATGTTGTAAACTTCAACTCAACATCTCATATAAAACTTACTTCGGGTACAGAGGCTCAAAGACCTACAGGAGCAGCAGGATACTTTAGATACAATACAGACTCAGAAAGACCTGAGATATTTAACTCTGCATGGAGACCATTGGGGATGTTTGATATTGTTGACACAGTAACTGTTGACAATGCTAGACTGTCATTTCCTGTGCCATCCATAGAGGATTCATTATATATACAGGGAGAGAGGATAGGCTCTAATGTAAGTGTTAGAATATCGGGGGATTCATCCTCAAGTGCAGCAGGACACCTTGACCGAATATATCTGAACTCAAGAGAGTTCGTTATGTCAAGTGGTAGGATAGTTGCAAATGGAGTTATTGGAAGTGCCAACTTAGCACCTCCAAGTGTTACATTTGAAGCTAGGGGTACGGATGGCATTAGAGTGCCAAGTGGCTCTCAGGTCTTGAGACCGAACTCTGAATTAGCAGGTATCATAAGATACAATACCACCACGAGTGAGTATGAAGGTAATACAGGTGTTGGTCAATGGGTGTCCTTATCGGCAGGAAGTTCAACTCCTACACTTCAAGATGTGCTGAGTGCAGGCTCTACAGCATCGGTAGGAACTACCACATCTATTACAACTTCGGGAGTAATGGCATTTACAGGAAGTACGCTGAGTTTGACAGGAAACTCAGGGGTTACATTGTCTGCTACTACGACAGGAGCATCTATTAATTTAGATATATCAAGTGCAGGGTCGAGTGGATTTATAAAATTAACAGGATTTGAAACAGGAGGTAGAGAACTTACTGAAACTCAAGCTGAAAGATTACTTGCCATCAATAGTTCAGGTAAACTTGGAACATTAAAAACTAGGTTGTTTGCTACTCAGCTTGATACTACAACAAGTGGTTCGGGGCAGGTTATTGTAAGTTTATCTAATGCTGATGCTGATTCTCCTGTAACTGTTACGATTCAAGACACAACAGCAACTCCAACTCCTATGGTAGCAATAATAACAAGCTATACGAGTCAGGCTTTTTGTACAGTTACAATTTATGACATGAGTGGTAATACGGTTAACAGTACAGATGTTGTATTGAATATAATGTATATGAGGGATTATTCTTAATGGTAATTAATATCAAAAAAAAATGGCAATTAGAAATGTAAGTTTTTCATTTAGTGGGTCGGGTAGTAACATAAGTTATACTAGGTCGGAAGAATTAGTAGGAGACCGTACTATTGCAGCCTCTTCTGAGCAGATGGATATATCTGATACAAAAGATATATCGTATCCCGATGTTACTCAGATGTATTCTGCTTTGGCAGTTGCAAAGGTAAATGAATATAACAACCTAAATGGTATTTCTGACTTTGCTACACAGTTTGCAAATGTTGGAACGTATGACTACGATACCGTATATAGTACAGCAAATGTTTCTATATTTGAGGGAACATATGATGTAGTCGATGAGGGTACTGAGGTTTATACTATTGATGATTCAGGAAATGTAAGGGATTCTGCATCGGCATCGGTAGGAACAATTACTGCCCTTTCTCCATATTATTTTGTTTTAACTGTGGGAGCAACAGAAACTCCCTATTACTCTAACGATACGATTGTATTTGGAGATTTGGCAGGTGCTGTTTGGACAAAGAGATCATAAATAAAACTTCAATATGTCAACATTAAAGTTCTCTCAGTTTACTGAGTTGACATCTACTGCTTCTACTACATACATGGTAGGGTATGATGGCACAGACAACATAAGGATTGAGGCAAGTGACCTTAATACTACATACAATTTAAGTGCAGAGTCTCAAACAAACTCAGCGAAGTTAGTTCTTACAGACTCTGTTGGGAATGATAATGTTGTATATTTTTTAGGAGGTAACAATATAACTGTTTCGTATATAGGTAATGATACTATCTTCATAGATGGTACTGACTTAAATACTACATACAGTCTTAGTTTTTCTGCTCCAAACCTTACTCTAACACCGAGTACAGGTGCAGCACAAGTTGTAGATATATCTGCCATAGACACTACCAACTCATCCTTATCTCTAGGTGCTTCTCCTACATATACACTTACACTTACAGATAGTGATGGTGGTACGGTAAGTGCAGATTTGGCAGCATTAGCAGGAGGTAGTGGTGTTGCATCGGTAAATACTTTGAATGGGGCGTTGACATTAGTGGCAGGTACAGATATAGGGATTACAGACAATGGCTCTGATACTATAACTGTTTCTTTTACAGGAACTATACCTACTGTGCCTACAAATATTGTAGAGACACTTACAACTACAGATGGGGTCTTTATAGAGTTGACACCTAACGCTGCAACTGATGGTAATGTAACCGTTACAGCAGACTTGAGTGCTACAGGTACAGCAGATTCAACAAAGTATTTGAGGGGAGACAACACATGGACAACATTCCCGACTATACCTACTGTGCCATCAGACATAGTAGAAACAATAACTACCACCGACAGTACGTTCATAGACCTTACCCCTAATGCACCTACGGATGGAGCAGTAACAGTCACAGCAGGGTTGAGTGCAACAGGCACTCCAAGTGCTACTACATATCTACGAGGGGATAATACTTGGGCGACATTACCTGCTGACCTTACAGGGGTAAACACACTTAACTCATTAGATGGAGACTTAACATTGTCGGCAGGAACTAATGTTAGTATTACTGACAATGGCACGAACACTATAACGATAAACTCTACGGATCAATTTATAGGTACAGTTACATCTTTAGGGTTGACAATGCCATCAGCTTTTTCTGTTGGTAATTCTCCAATAACGACATCAGGAACATTGGCAGTTACAGGGGCAGGATCGGCATCTCAATATATAGATGGCACAGGCTCTCTTCAGACATTTCCTTCTATACCTACAGTTCCTTCTAGCATTGTAGAAACACTTACGACTACAGATGGAACATTCATAGACTTAACACCGAACACAGCTACGGATGGGGATGTAACTGTTACAGCAGACTTAAATGCTACAGGAACACCAAGTGCAACAACATACCTACGAGGAGACAACTCATGGGCAGCACTCCCTGCTGATTCAAATACTACATATAGCTACAATGCAACTCAGTCAGGATCAGATATCAACTTAAACCTTGTTCCTTCAAGTGGAACTACAGATGTAGTAAAACTTGTGGCAGGCACAAATGTATCTCTTACAGAAAATTTAGACCAAGTAACAATAGATTCTACGGATCAATTTACAGGTACGGTAACAAGTGTGGGAGCAGGCTCAACTACATTTATAGATGGTTCGGGAACTGTGACCTCGACAGGTAGTTTGTCCTATTCGCTTAATGCAACAGGAACGCCAAGTGCTTCCACATACTTGCGAGGCGATAACACATGGGCATCGTTACCTACTGATAATGACACCACATACAGTCTTAGTTTTTCTACACCAAACCTCACACTTACACCAAGTACAGGCTCTGCACAAGTTGTAGATATATCGGCTATAGATACAACTAACTCTTCATTGAGTCTAGGATCAGGTCCAAACTATACACTTACGCTTACAGATAGCGATGGTGGTACAGTAACAACAAATCTATCAGCACTAGCTAACACTACAGGTGTTAATACATTGAACTCCCTTGATGGAGATTTGACATTGACAGCAGGGGCGAATGTCACAATAACAGACAATGGTAGTGACACTATTACGATAGCTTCTTCCGACCAATTCACAGGTACGGTAACGAGTGTCGGAACATCTAACGGAACATTCATAGATGTCGCAGGTGGAACTATTACTACAACAGGAACAATCACAGCAGACCTTAGTGCTACAGGTACAGCTAACTCAACGAAATATTTACGAGGCGATAATACATGGACAACATTCCCAACTATTCCAAGTGTACCTTCTAACATTGTAGAGACTATTACTACAACAGATAGTACATTTATAGACTTAACACCAAATACAGCAACTGATGGGGATGTAACTGTTACAGCAGGATTAAGTGCTACAGGTTCTCCTTCTTCAAGTACATACTTGAGAGGGGATAATACTTGGGCAGCACTCCCTGCTGATGATGATACAACATACTCACTATCTTTTAGTAGTCCTAATCTTACGCTTACTCCAAGTACAGGCAGTCCACAGGTAGTAAACATATCGGCAATAGACACAAACACAACCTATACTATAGGGTCTACTCAGAGTGGTAGTGATGTAGATATAGACTTGGATGCCTCTACAGGAACAGATACATCAATAAAATTAGTCGCAGGTACAAATGTATCTCTATCTAATTCAGGAAGTAATATTACTATAAACTCTACAGATCAATTCACAGGTACAGTAACAAGCGTAGCATTATCTATGCCATCAGCTTTTTCTGTGTCAGGCTCTCCGATAACTTCATCGGGAACATTGTCAGTATCGGGTAGTGGCTCAACATCTCAGTACATTGATGGAACAGGGGCATTGCAAACATTCCCAACCATTCCAAGTGTACCTGCTAATATAGTGGAGACCGTTACAACAACGGATGGTACATTCATAGACCTTACACCGAATACTGCAACGGATGGTGCTGTAACTGTCACAGCAGACCTTAGTGCTACAGGTACTCCGAGTGGTTCAACCTATCTAAGAGGAGATAATACTTGGGCGAGTATATCTTCATCTGACACAACCTACACTATATCTGCTGCTCAGAATGGCAGTGATGTTGATATAGATTTAGATGCTTCTTCGGGAACGGACACATCTATAAAGTTAGTGGCAGGCACAAATGTATCTCTTACAGAAAGTAGTGATCAAATAACGATAGCTTCTACAGACCAATTTACAGGAACGGTAACAAGTGTGGCATTGACCATGCCTGCTGCTTTTTCTGTGTCAGGCTCTCCTGTTACATCATCAGGAACATTAGCTGTTTCAGGTGCAGGTTCGACAAGTCAGTTTGTAGATGGAACAGGGGCATTGCAAACATTCCCTACTATAGTAACAGAAGATAGAGGTACATTCTCAGGAACGACAGGTGCGTTTAATGGTCAATTAACATTTTCACATAGCTTGGGAGATGAGCCACAAGTTGTTTTATTGACTATGGATGCTGTAAGTAATCAAGCAACATATGCTTCTGTAATAAGTAAATCATCCACACAGGTAACCATAGTAACTCCACTTAGGGGTACTGCTGTGTCGGGCTATTATATTGTAAGTTAAAATAAGTACAACGATGTCATTGTTAGATAAAAATACAAGTTTTAGATTGTCGATAAAAGACTTTGGTTCTGTGGCAGTAATAATAGCAACTGTGATGACTGTCTACTTTTCATTAAGAGCAGAAATTGCAGAAGCGAAGCTACTACCTCCACCTGATATAACAGTCGAAAAGTTTGACTATCAAGTTAGGGCGACACAAGAAAACCTTAAAATCATACAAGAGGACATCAAGGAGATAAAGGATGTATTGCATAAGTTAGAGGAACGTATATACGAAAGCAAATGACAATAGAAAAGATTATAATCCATTGCTCTGCAACTCCCGAAGGAGTTGATATCAATGCAGCAAAGATTGATAAGTGGCATAGAAAAAGAGGGTGGCTTATGATAGGCTATCACTATGTCATAAAGTTGGATGGGTCTATTGAACTTGGAAGACCACACGATATGCAGGGGGCACATACAAAAGGACACAACGACAACTCTTTAGGCGTGTGTTACATAGGTGGAATGGATAGGGATATGAAGGACTCTAAGGATACAAGGACAGTCGATCAAAAGGAATCACTGCTGCTTCTATTGAAGACACTAAAAAAGATTTACCCTAAAGCTAAGATTCATGGGCATAGAGACTTTGCAGCAAAGGCTTGTCCGAGTTTTGATGCTACTGAAGAATATAGTTGCATATGAAAAAGATACTAGAGAAATTATTTGGTGTAGGCTCAAGTGTCATTGGCGAAGTGTCAGAGGCAGTTGATAGGTTCATAAGAACTAAGGAGGAGCGTGATGCGTTTGAGAAGGAGATGACAGAGATATTCATTCGTGCTGAGTCTGAAATGCAGAAAAATGTATCAGATCGGTGGAAGTATGATATGGAGTCTGACTCATGGCTTTCAAAGAATGTTAGACCTTTAGTGCTTGTATTCTTGATTTTTACCACAATCTTGCTTATTTTTATTGAAGGTGGGAATATAGACTTCTATATAAAAGAAGAATGGATTACCTTACTACAGCTTATATTGCTTACGGTTATAGGGGCATACTTCGGTGGCAGGTCTATAGAAAAAGTAAACAAGACAAGGAATAAATCTTAATTAAATATATTACAAATGGCAAAGTTATCAGATGAGCAATTATCAGAATTGCAGGCATTAAACAAGAAGAATCAAGAACTTAGATTACAGCTTGGGGAATTGGAAGTTCAGAAGGCAATGATTATCCCTAAGATTGAAACGCTTCGTTTAGAGTTCGTTAACCTTGAAGCTAATTTAGTAGCAGAGTACGGAGAAAACTCTGTGATTAATATTAACACAGGGGAAGTTTCTGAAAAAGAAAAGAAGATTAAAAAGAGAAAGGGTGTCAAGTAAGTCGTGATGATTTTTGAATCGAGGGGGAAGGTTGTAAAAATCCTTTCCCTTTGTAATTTTAATACACATGAATGGAATAATAAGAAAGATATCTATAGGTCCTGACTACAAGGGTAGTGCTATGCATTATATAGTAGGTCAAGATGTATTAGGAGGGAAGTATAATATATGTGAGATATTAAAAATAGGATCAGGGAATATAGTTATATACATCTTAAAAGATGGGGAGATATTCCTTTGGAAGTCTTTCAATACTAATATGCCAATATCTATTGAGTACAACATAAACTTTTAGTATGCCAACATTTAAAAGAGTGGAAGGGGAAAATAACCTTTTCATTGATGATAACGGAAATCACTTCACTGTAACAGATGGAGAAATGAAAGAAATAAAAATAGAAGTAAAATCTAAAGAACTAACATTCGAGGAAAGACTTTCTTTGATGGATGAAAAAATAAAGGAAGGAGTAATTAAATGTAATTTAGATAACCCTGAAGACTGTATAAACTGTGGAAGCTGATGGAGAATACAACGATTTATTATCAACTTCATAAGTACGAAAATTTATTTGTAGAATTGGATGGAGCTGAATTGTATAGATTGATAGATGGAGAAATGCTACCAATTGATAACGAAGCTGTAATCACGCTAAAAAACTGCGAAGCCTGTGGAAGTTAAATCTTTGTATGAGTTTATTGTAAGACCTGTAGGTGGTAAGAGGTATAATAATACAAAATCTATAGGAGGAATTGATTTTATCGTAAGTACATCGGAGGAAGATCACAAGTACGCAAATAGAGAGGCAGAGGTTCTTCAAGTTCCTTTGAACTACGAAGGCGATGTAAAGGTTGGAGATACACTATTGGTACACCACAATGCTTTTAAGTTCTACAATGATATGAAGGGCAGAAGGCAGAGTGGAAAGTCATTCTTTAAGGATGATTTATTCTTTATAGATAACGACCAATTTTTTATGTACAAGCATGATGGAGAATGGCATCCACATGACAGGTACTGTTTTGTGTCTCCTGTGCCACCACAGGACAGCTATATCTTTAAGCCACTAACACGAGAGCCTTTGGTTGGTGTAATGGAGTACCCAAACAAATATCTTTCAACACAGGGCATTAAAAAGGGCGATAGGGTTATTTTCAAACCTGAGAGTGAATATGAGTTCGATGTAGATGGCGAGATTATGTACAGAATGTTTGACCACCAAATAGTTGGAGTAGTATGAAAGAGATAGACGAACTAAAGAATAGGATAATACGAGCAGGACACAAGGCAGTAGAGCAGCTAATCAAGGTTGCCAATGAAGATATAATAACAGGAGGGGATGATGATGTGTCGGCAGATAGACTCAAGAATGCAGCAGCTTCAAAAAAGTTAGCAATCTTTGATGCTTTTGAGATACTGAGTAAGATAGAAGAAGAAAGGGAAAGACTGACAGGAGAGGAATCTTCCAATACAAAAATAACAAAAACAGGATTTGCAGAACGAAGGTCTAAATAGCATACTATATGAGGTAGTAGAGGATTACATACCAAAGGGTGTTCTTGGCAAAAAGAATACTGCTAAGTCATGGGAGTATGGGTACAATAAAGACTATGATGTTATAGTCATATCTAAGACAGGTCAGATAGGGGATATATACAAGATTGAAGGATTATTTATAGCACTACCCAAAAGACCTAAGTCATGCTATAAAAGACACTTGCAAAAATCTGATCAATATTGGGAACGAACAGAGTTACCTAAAGAACTATCACGAATTAAGTCTGTATTTCAATGGAATGAAATGCCATCTTCTTTTAAATCGATTTGGGTAGATTACATAGAGGAGGAGTTTGATAGGCGAGAGGATGGGCATTGGTTTATGAACAATGGTAAACCTACATACATCACAGGCTCGCACTATATGTACTTGCAATGGACAAGCATAGATGTGGGTTATCCTGACTTCAGAGAAGCTAATAGGATTCTCTATATTTTTTGGGAAGCATCAAAGGCAGACTCTAGGGCGTTTGGAATGATATACCTAAAGATTAGGCGTAGTGGATTTTCATTCATGTCCTCTTCAGAGTGTGTAAATATAGCTACCCTTGCAAGAGATTCAAGGATCGGAATACTATCAAAGACAGGACCTGATGCAAAGAAGATGTTTACCGATAAGGTTGTTCCTATAAATTCTAAGCTGCCATTTTTCTTCAAGCCTATCATGGATGGTATGGATAAACCAAAGACAGAGTTGGCATATCGAGTACCTGCATCTAAGATCACTAAGAAGAATATGTACAATATAGAGGAGGATATGGATGGATTGGACACCACTATAGATTGGAAGAATACAGATGACAACAGCTATGATGGAGAGAAGCTATTGCTGCTAGTACACGATGAGAGTGGTAAGTGGATAAAGCCAAATAATATTTTAAATAATTGGAGAGTTACAAAAACTTGTTTGCGATTAGGTAGGAAGATTATAGGGAAGTGTATGATGGGTTCTACTTCTAACGCACTAAGCAAGGGAGGTGGTAACTTTAAGCACCTATACTATGATTCCAAAACTGAAACTAGAAACAAAAATGGGCAAACGAAAAGTGGCTTGTATAGTTTGTTTATTCCTATGGAGTGGAATATGGAAGGTTTTATTGATAGATTCGGGATGCCTATTTTGCGTACTCCTTCTAAGCCTGTTCTTGGTATTGATGGCGAGATGATTGATGTAGGTGCTGTAGATTATTGGGAGGCAGAAGTTGATTCATTAAAGAAGGATGCCGATGCACTTAATGAATACTACAGACAGTTCCCAAGAAGTGAATCACACGCATTTAGAGACGAGAGCAAGGCTTCTATATTTAATCTTACAAAGATATATCAGCAGATAGACTATAATGACTCTATGATTAGGGAGCATTATGTGACAAGAGGTTCTTTTCATTGGATGGATGGGATTAAAGACACTAAGGTAATATGGAAGCCTGATCCAAAGGGTAGGTTTTCTATCTCTTGGATACCTTCAGGACAGTTGCAGAATAGGATAACTAAAAACCATAGGGGAGAGTTGATCCCTGACAATGAACATATAGGAGCATTCGGTTGCGATAGTTATGACATTAGTGGAACGGTAGGAGGTGGAGGCTCTAACGGTGCGTTGCATGGATTGACAAAGTACAACATGGATGATGCCCCAAGTAATGAGTTCTTCTTAGAGTATGTGGCAAGACCACAGACAGCAGAGATATTCTTTGAAGAGGTACTGATGGCTTGTGTATTCTATGGTATGCCTATACTTATAGAGAACAATAAACCAAGACTCTTGTATCATTTTAAGAATAGGGGGTATAGGAGGTTCTGCTTGAACAGACCTGACAAACCTACACACAGACTATCTAAAACTGAGAAGGAGTTAGGAGGTATACCAAACTCATCGGAGGATGTAAAGCAGGCACACGCTGCTGCTATTGAGTCGTATATTGAGAAACACATAGGCATGGATGTAGATGGCGAGTATAGGTCTCCTGATGAAATAGGTATTATGCCATTTAACAGGACATTACAAGATTGGGCAAAGTTTGATATAACCAATAGAACAAAGTACGATGCCTCAATTAGTTCGGGTCTTGCTATTATGGCTTGTCAGAAACATAAGTACCTACCCGAAAAAACAAAGTCAAAAATAAGCATTAACTTTGCAAGGTACAATAATAAAGGAACTACAAGTGAAATAATAAGATGATAAAGAATGTCAACATATATAGCACAGGGTTTCCTGATCAATTAGCATCCAATGCAGAAAAGGATTCTGAAGAGTTTGGATTAAAGGTAGGTCAGGCTATCCAATATGAGTGGTTTAAGAGAGATTATGGTAACTGTAGATTTTACAGCAATTGGCAGGAGTTTCACAGACTTCGGCTATATGCTAGAGGCGAGCAGTCCGTTAGGAAATATAAAGATGAAATAGCAGTTGATGGAGATTTGTCCTATCTAAATCTTGATTGGACTCCTGTACCTGTGATCCCTAAGTTTGTTGACATTGTAGTTAATGGAATGTCCGACAGGTTATTCAAAGTAAAGGCTTATTCTCAAGATGCTTTATCTCAGGAAAAAAGGAGTAAGTATCAAGATATGATTCAAGGTCAAATGTTGGCTAAAGAAATGTTGACTGTAATACAGGAGAACACAGGAATCAATCCATTCATGACACAGGTTGAGGAGTTGCCAAATGACGATGAAGAACTTGGGTTGTATATGCAGCTTAATTATAAACCTGCTATTGAGATTGCAGAAGAGGAAGCTATCAATACAGTTCTTGAAGAGAATCACTACTTAGATTTACGCAAGCGAGTAGACTATGACCTAGCAGTATGTGGTCTAGGTATAGTAAGGCATGACTTTCAGCAGGGATCAGGTGTAGAGATTTCGTATGTAGACCCTGCAAATGTAGTATACAGTTATACTGAAGACCCACACTTTAAAGATTGTTTTTATTGGGGCGAAGTCAAGAATGTACATACATCCGAGATATACAAAATTAAACCCGACATCCGTAAGGATGAGATGGAGTTAATACAGCAAGCAAGTCAAAGTTGGTATGACTATCATAACTTAGAGCAGTTCTATGACAACGAGTTATTCAGTAGAGATACTGTAACTCTTTTGTATTTCAACTACAAGACCACCAACAAGATTGTCTACAAGAAGAAGATGATGGACACAGGGGGAGCAAAGGTTATAGAGAAGGATGACACATTCAACCCTCCACAGGAGATGTTGGAAGAGGGAAGGTTTGAAAAGATAGAGAAGACTATCGATGTATGGTATGATGGTATAATGGTTATGGGTACGGACATAGTTATAAAGTGGGATATGTCTAAGAATATGGTTCGACCAAAATCTGCATCTCAACACGCACTACCTAATTATGTTGCAGTAGCACCGAGAATGTACAAGGGTTCTATCGAATCGTTAGTGAGAAGGATGATCCCTTTTGCTGACTTGATACAGATTACTCACTTGAAGTTACAGCAGGTTATATCAAGGGTAGTTCCCGATGGTGTATACATTGATGCTGATGGACTTAATGAAGTTGACTTAGGTACAGGTCAGGCATACAATCCCGAAGATGCTTTGAGGTTGTACTTCCAAACAGGTAGTGTAATCGGTAGGTCCTACACGCAGGATGGAGAGTTCAATAATGCGAGAGTTCCTATTCAACAACTAAATTCAAATAGTGGTGCAGGTAAGGCTCAGATGCTTATATACAACTACAACCACTATCTAAATATGATAAGGACTTGTACAGGATTGAACGAAGCTAGAGATGCTTCAACTCCTGATGCTAACTCATTAGTAGGATTACAGAAGTTGGCAGCATTGAACTCTAATACAGCGACTAGACATATACTTGATGGCAGTCTGTATATTTTCAGAACAATATCTGAGGCATTGACATACAGAATTGCAGATATATTAGAGTATTCAAATTTCAAGGATGACTTTATAAATAAAATAGGTAAGTACAATGTATCTATACTTGACAGTATATCTGATCTATACATCTATGATTTTGGAATCTTTATAGAGATATCTCCTGATGAGGAGCAGAAGGCTATGTTGGAGCAAAATATTCAGATGGCATTATCAAGGAACGATATAAACCTTGAGGATGCAATAGACATAAGAGAGATAAAGAACTTGAAGGTAGCTAATCAGTTGCTAAAGTTGAAGCGTAAAGCTAAACTAGAAAAAGAACAGCAGATGGCTATGCAGCAGCAATCTATTGCAGCACAGCAAAATATGCAATCGCAACAGATGGCAGCAGGTATTGCTATGCAAAAAACAGAAGCCGAAACTAATGGCAAGATTAAAATCAAGCAGGCAGAGGTTGCGTTTGAGATTGAGAAGCTGAAGCAAGAGGCTGTTCTAAAAAGCAAGCTGATGGCAGAGGAGTTCCAATACAATCAACAGATGTATAAGATGCAGCAGCAATCTATTGATTCTAGGGAGACTGCAAAAGAAGATGCAAAGACTAATAGAATAACACAACAGAACACACAGCAGTCTAAGCTAATTGAGCAAAGACAAAACAATTTACCTCCAATTAGATTTGAATCTAATGAGGATAGTTTAGATGGTTTTGATTTGGCAGAGTTCTCTCCAAGATAGTAGATTATGATTGTAATGTGTATATTGCTATTCATAATAGCACTAATTGGTAACGATAAAAGCAATTAAATTTTTTTTATTAAATTTGTAATGTAATGGAATTGAAAGTAAGAGAAGTAAGTGTAGAAGAAAACAAGTCCGTTCAAGAAGTAGAACAAGAACTTGTTGAAAAACACCAACAAGAATTAAATGAAGATACAACCTCAACGGAGGGTGTAGTTGCCAATGAATCTACTGAGGATGTAATAGATGAAGCCGAAGGGCAGCTTACATCTAAAGAGTTGGGCGATGATGATGTGCTTGAGTACATTAGGAATCGTTACAACAAGGACATATCATCTATGGATGATTTGTTAGAGGAGAAGTCATCCAATGAAGAACTGCCCGAAGATGTTGCAGCGTACTACGAGTACAAGCAAAAGACAGGAAGGGGAATGAGTGACTATATCAAACTCAATAGAGATTTTGATAAGATGGATGACAACCAACTTCTAAAAGAGTTCTACATAGCAAATGGCGATGCCTTTGATATGGAGGATGTAGAGTTGTTAATGTCTGAGTTTTCATACGATGAAGACTTGGATGATGAGAACGACATCAAGAGAAAGAAGTTGGCAATGAAAAAGGTTGTTAAGAAGGCTAAAGGTTTCTTCAATGATCAGAAACAGATGTACAAAGAACCACTTGAGTCAAGTTCGGTTCAAATGTCTGAGGATGACAAGAAGGAGCAGGAGGCTTATCGACAATATATAGAGCAGTCTAAGACTTATGAGCAGGAGGTAAAAAGAAAGCGTGAATGGTTTGAGAAGAAAACCAACG